ATCATTGAGTTTTAAAATCTCCCGTGATAGATTAATGAAATTGGACTCCCTACAATTTTCTTCTTCTATTGAATCTTTAACCATTCGGATAGCAGATTGTAATTCCTCCATTTTAGTTTGGGAATCGTCCAGTATATCTATACGAAATTGATCTTCAATAGTTTGTGTACATGTAGGGCAAACCGAATTAGATTCAAAGAACTTAATATTAGACTGCAAATTCTCTATTTTTTGTAGCATTTTATACTCAAAAGTAGTAAGCTTCTTAAGTTTTTTCTCAGAGAAATTAAGGGTAACTTGCTGTTCAGTAAAGTCCTTTACTTGATCTTGTAGGATTTTTATTGTTTCTAGTCTTTTATTATTTTGATCAGATAACTTATCGATTTTTAATTTAAGATCAGATACCTTATCTGTATTCATTGTATTAAATTTTTCTATTATCTTTTTTTGTGATAATACAGCTAATTCTGCATTATATCTCTTTATATCGTACTTATCTACTTCATTTTTCAAATCCTTAGTCTTATCTTTAACTAACTGATTCATCGAAGAGAAAACCCTAATATCTAAAAGGTCTTCAATTACTTCTCTTCTATTTGCAGGAGTCAACTGCATAAAAGGAACAAATGTACTAGAACCTAGAATAACAATTTGAGTAAAAGACTTATAGTTAACTTTTAGTATCTTTTGTTCTAGAACATTTTGTGTGTCTCTATCATCCGCTAAATTCTTAAACTTAACTCCATCATAGTAGAACTCAAATATATTTGGCTTAATTCCTCTTCGTACAAGATAGCGTACATTGTTAATTGTAAACTCAACTTCAACTAAGCAATCTTTTTCATTGATTGAGTTAATAAGTTGAGATTTGTTAATCTTTCTGAAGCTTTTATTAAAGAGAACGAATGTTAATGCATCAAGTAGTGTGCTCTTTCCTGCCCCATTTTCACCAACAATTAAAGTTGCATTTGATTTTTGAAAGTCATACTCAGTAAACTGATTACCTGCACTTAAGAAGTTTTTATATCTTAATTTTTCAAAATTAATCATACTATTCTATCATAGGTATCACTATGTCATAAGGGGTGACTATTGTATATTTGTAGTCACTGGCTATACATGCACTAATAGCTAATTCATCATCAATTTCAATTACCTCCATTTTCTCTTCATAGATGTCTTTGTCATCTACCATCATACCATACCTGATGGCGTCGTCCTCTTCCTCAAAAAGAAAGAGAACCTTTTCCCCCTCAGCATTAGGTATAGCAAATGCTTCATCCATATTGTTACTAAGAGTTAATAGATACATTAGCTTACTAATTCAGACGACTCTTTATATATTTCATTCAGAATTTCTTTGATTTCCGTTTTGTCAAGATTTACATCAATACTCTCAACATACTGATTAAGTAGTGCAAAAGTGTCTTCACTATCTTCTACTTTATATTCTTCAGTTTTGGAAACAGTAAAATTCTCAATTACTTTTAAGTCATGAACGTTATGCTCAAAGAATTTATAAACAAAGTTTTCAAAATCTTCTAAATTTGTCTTTTTCTCAACAATTATTCTTACAATTTTGTTAATATATTCATTATAATTAAAAGAACGATAATCGTTATTATTGTAACGTACATTTTTGAAAAGTGTGTATGGGTTGTTTATTGATTTATGTTCTTTAAGTTTTGTATCAAATATATGAAACCCCCTAGGGTCATCAACATCAGCCCAAAACATTTCATAAGGATTACCTAGATAGTAAATTTTACCATTATCCGATCTAGTATGAAAATGCCCAGAGTAAACTCTATCAAACTTATCAAATATCTTATATGATATATGACTTCTTTCCATCTTATGTCCACCTGGGCTCATTGCAAAACCATTAATCTCAAAATGACCCAATAATATCTTAGCATCAGTATTTTCAATATAATCCATAGTGTGATCGTAATTACTCTCACAAATCCAAGGAACTAAGCCTACAGTTAAATCATCTAAGACTAAATCTTGAGATAACTCATAAACTTTAATGTTGTCATAATTCTTAAGAAGTAAACTCGGAGAATTCAGGGAATTACTATTCTTGTAAAAGATATCATGATTTCCAACTACCATATGAACATTATATTTCCTAAGGGGATCCAAGACAACTCTTTTAGTCCAGTCTAATCCCCAAAACTCAATATGCTTTCTATTATCAAAAGCATCTCCCATATGGATTATGGTATCTATTTGTTCCTTTTCTAATGTTGGAAAAAATACATTAGTATAGAAATTCTCAAAATATTCATGAAAGATTTTAGATGACTTTTTATAGCCCCAATGGGTATCTGTAATAATAGCTACTTTCATGTTCTATTTGTATTTCTCTGATGAATATTATCTTTCATAGTATTGTAATCAGATCTAGTTCCAGTCATCATACCATTATCCACACTCATTACTTCATCATACCCATTCTTTTCAATTAATCTATTTTTAATCTCTAACTGTCTCTTTTCTCGTTCTATTCGTCTAATGAAAGCTCTAAAGACTACAGTTGTAAAATATGCAAATGGATTGTCATATCGATCTGGATTGAAGTTATGTATGTACTGTAAACAGTTTTCTATTCCATCACTAATCATTTCTTCTCTGAACATATAATTAATAAAATTAGGTTTGTAAGAAACGTGAGTAGCAATCTTTAAAAAACAATCTCCAATATAATTACTTACTCTTGGCTTTGGTAAGTTATTCTCTTTTGCTTTTTTAATATCTTTGTTATATTCAACTAAAGCTGCATAAAACATCTTATTGTTGACATAATGTTCTGATCTTTTCTTTGGCATTACTAATACTGTATTTGGACATATTTTTATCGTCTAAGCTCAACAAGTTTAACACACAGGTATAAATCTGTCAAATCCTTAAGTGCCCACTAGAAGGGCCTAGAGGGGGCTCATTTAACCTATTAGGCTTAGGGATACTGGAGAGGGGGTCTAAGCCCTCTAGGAGGAGCATTTTACGGGGAATGGGATGCCTTCCTGTAATGATTGATGATATGATTCCTAAACACCCCAGTTGACTCTGGTTATATGTCAGGAAATCCTAACTATTGTAAAGGGGGGTTGACAAGCTACCTTAAAGTACTTATAATCTTTTTTGTCAGAAAAAGAAAAATCTTGTGTCTTTAAGTTCTTTAGGTTCTTTAAGTTATCTTTAAGTCTTTAAAGTTCTATAAGTACCTTAAGGGTCAAATAAACTAAAGTATCCATAAGGTTGCCGAAGGCAACACCCGAAGGGTGTTCATTAAGGTAAATTAAAGAGTTTCTCTAAGTTATCTCTGGCTTCATCAACTGAACTAATAAAGCCTATATCTTCTGTTAATGGAACATGGTTTTTAGTAGTTCCGTTAAAATTACTTGTTTTTGCTAGTTTTAATAAGTAATTTTTATATATCTTAAGTATTTTAGGATTAACATTTTCAGTCATAGTGACTACTTTATCAAATCTAATAACATAAAGATCTTCTTGAGTATATTCCATCCAAGGATTCACTCTAACAAATGATTCTCCAGTCTCTACTTCAAAAGAATCAAAAGTTACTGGATGATATAATAATAAAAAGGTATCACCATCATTTTCCTGAACAGAAACTGTGGACAATACCTCTTCACCAGTAGTAAGTTTTAAGATACATTGAAAGTCTTCATTCATTCGTTTTTGAGGGTAATGTTTATAATTTTATAATTAAAGTTTTCTTGATTGTAAATTTTAATTCTTTCCATAAGGTGACCTAATGTATAATTATCTTTGATATCATCAGAAATATCATAGAGTTTAGCTTTAGTTTTTGTGTTGGTTTTTCTTAAACCTCTACCAATGGATTGAAGATTTCTAATTCTAGACTTACTTGGAGAAGCAAAAACAATATTACTCAAGTTCTTAATGTTAATACCAGTTGAGAATGTTCCGTAAGATGCAACAATGATTGCATTGTTTTCTCTTTCAGCTATTTCTCTAGCTTCTTCTCTCTCCTTTACGTCTATTCCGCCATGAATAAAGAATACTTTTTTAGATCCAACTCTTTCATCACTATTTATTAAATCGTAAATTAATTTTCCATGGGTTTCTACCCTATTGTACAAGACTAAAGTGTTACCTTTTAGCTCAAGTGATAGATTTTTAATGAACTTATTTCTTTCACTATGACCTATCAGATATTCAATCTCTTCATTATAAGTATTAAATCTTCTATGTTGATGTTTAAGAAGTAGAATTTTAATATCTAATTCTGCAAGATATCCTTGCTCAATTAAATCGCTAGTGTTAGATAACTTATATGATGGGCCAAATAATCCTTCCAAAATCCATTTATGAGTTTCAGTACCATCTAATGTTCCTGTAAATCCGAAACGGTACTTAGCGTCACATAATTTTGTCATAATAGAAGTTAATGATTTAGCTTTAAAATTATGAGCCTCATCACCGATTACTACGTCATACCCTTCAAACTCCTTTTTAGGGAGCTTATATAACGATTGCCAAGTTGAGCAAATTATTTGAGGCTCTTTTCTTCTTATTTTTCTAATTTTCATTTTTAATCTTTCTTATTATAGTATTTTTTAGTGGCCCAGTCTTTGGTATTTTTCCTTTTAAAACATAATTAAAAGAAGATACTGAGCAAAATAATATATTATCACATATTTCTCTGACAGTTAAATTTTTATCTATTTGAATCCATGTTTTGCCGAAATCTATACTATAATCATATCTCCATCGTTTGCATAAATAATGATTTTTTCCAATAGTTTTTTCTATTTTTTTCTTCTTATAGACCTCGTTGTGCATTGGATTACTAGTTAAGAATATATTACTTTTATTTTTTCGTCTAGTATTCATGCATTTCTTATGAATCTTTTTATTTTTGAAGGGACTACTTTTTAGTAAATATCTTTTTAAGTTCTCTATTCTTTCTTGAGATAAAGACTCATATAATCTACTATTAAACTTACAATTTCTTAAAGTCTTCATTGACATACAATGAATATCCCAAAGCATTTTGTACTTATCATTTTTTCTAGTAAATTTAATTAGACATAAATGACAAATATAATGTTCTCTATGAGTTAATTTTACTAAATTTTCTGGACTATTGGATCCATTTAATGATCTTGGTACTATATGATGAATTTCTCCTTTTTCGACTGGATGAATTTTCCTTTTCAATATTATATCTTTGTATATTTTTAGGTACTTATTGTGGATCAAATTTGGAAAGCCATCTATCGTCAATTTCATCAGTCTCTTTTAAATCTTTTACTAAAACTTTGGTATTATTTATTAATTTTATGTATTCATTGCCTTCAAATCTATATTCATTGCCATCTTCAGTGGTAATGTAATACCATTTTGGATTTTTTGAATTTCCTCCGTAGATCTTATGGCAATGACTACTTACATCAAACCCATAATCCCTAAAGTCTTTATAGATCTGTTCTACAAGAGATGTAGTAGGAACTACGATTAAGATTTTGAGGTTTCTTTCTGCATAATATCTGACAATAGAATAAATCATTAAGCTTTTACCGCTACCCGTTGGAGATACGATTAGCTTTCTGTTATTCTTTAGGCAATCATAAATGCCTTCAATTTGATAGTCTCTAGGTGGTAAATTCGTAATACTATTAACGTAATCTCTAACTCCTTCTTTTGTAATAAATTCGTTTTCTTCATATGGAGAACCGTAATACTTATTGTTTACAAACTCATAAGTATAGTTTGAATGATTACAGAATCTTATAATTTTATCTAATAGACCAATGTATATCTGTTTTGTGGTAATATTGAACAGGTAGATTTTTCCATCCCACCATTTATTTTTATATGATGGACTGAATACTGCACCTGGAACTTCAAATTGAAATTGATCTCTCAATTCATAATAAACTTGAGGTTCTGCTGTTATTTGAAGATATACTTCATTTTTCTTTTCTATAATTAAATGACTCATTAATTCTCAGCATATTTACATTCCAGCAGTGAATCTCATAAATTCTATGCTATTTTTAATCTGATATGTACGATTAGATAAAATCTTAATGATATCGACCACAAACTCAATCATAATATCATAATATTTGAGTTTTGTCAACATTTTTGTAAGATTTTCATCTGCATCCATGTATCTTTGGATTGCATCCTTTTCTCTTAATTTATAAGGAAATGGATATTCAACATATACTTTAGGATCAGCTTTTCCTGTATAGTAGTTGTATCTATCAAGTTTAACTATGTTATATTTTGCTCTTGTTGATTCTCTGAGTATTTTTAAGTTATTGTATATTTCATAATACTTTGAATGTAATTTTGATATCTTCAAAGATTCTTCGTGGAGATTGTCAGGATCAATATATGAATCCTGTCTCCACAATTCCTGTAATTCATCTAGTGTCATACTATTTTGCCATCTTTCCCTATTATATCATAGATTGTGTATTGAAAGGTAGCCTGTGCGCTAAGATACTGGATATCTGATATTTGAGTATCGTATTCTACAGACGTAAGTTCAATAGGAAAAAGATCTTTAAACCTTACAATTACGTTTTGATTATAATTACTGTTCAATATAGTTAAATCACCATCGCTTACTTCTCTTAAGTGATTAATTCTAGAATCATTTTCGTTTTGTGTTAAGTTGCGATATTGATCAGTTGTTTTAGGGAATCCTAATCCAGTCATCCATTCATATAAGGATATGTAATTAACCATATCTTCATCAATCATGAAAGTAAGCCTTAGATCATCATATTCCATTGTGGTTGCTGGAAGAGGAATACTTTTCAGATAAGTAGGCTGGTTAAGTGGAGGATAAGAAATTAAAGGAATTTTAGCTTTTGTGCAAAAAAAAGAAATCTTTGGATCCTTTGATAAAGTGAAGGTAAATCCATTAGGGGCCAAAAAATTACGATTATTAATCTGATTCGGAAATTCACATGCCATTAGTGTTACTCTTAGTATTATGACTATTTATTTGATTGCATAAAAAAAGGAGCCTTTCGGCTCCTTAAAGGTTTGTGAATTATAACTCACATCAGGTTGGCAACCTTAACTCTTCTGTAGTAAACGTTAGAGTTGGTGTTTAAAGCACCACCACCTTGAGTAATACCCTCAGCATATGGGTTAGCAACCATACCGTAGCGAGTCTTAAATCCAATTTTTGGTTGGAAAGTATTCTCACCAACGGCACGAACCATTTGAAGAGGAATATATGGGCAATAGAATAGACCAGCATCAAATGGTGACTTATTGCCTCTATAACCTACAACGTAGAACTGGGTAGGTGATACGTTAGCGGCATAAGGATCGATATAGACCTTATACTTGCCTTGCAGAACACCGGCAAAGGTGTTACCAGTATCGTCAACGTTCAGGTTTGCGTTCAGAGCAGGGGTGTAATCAAGTACGCCTGCCATGGTCAGAGCGGAAGCAATGTCAGCAGAACATACGATGATGTTCCCCTTTCCTCTACGAGTTTGCTGAGCAATAGCGTTAGCATCACGTTCGATTTGGAAAATAAGACCCTTGAACTTCTCAACACTCCAACGACCATTGGAGTCAACGTCTAGGTCAAAAGTACCAGCAGTTGCGGTGTTGGATTGAGCACCAGGCTTAGCAATCTTGTAGATTGTACGAACAACCTCACGGTTGATTTCAGCCAGGATTTCGGTGCTAAGAATGTTAGCAAGTTCAGTCTCAGCGTTCAGACCGTGAATGGCTTTCAGGTCTTGTGCCAGTTCAAGGCTGTATTCTGCTTTCAGGGCTCTTGCCTTAGCAGTTACAGTAACCTTCTCGATGGAGAATGCCATCTCGTTGAAGTTATCACCAGCAGTACCCAGATCTTCTAGATCATCGGTACGCATACCTTGACCAACGTTATAAGCTTGTTGGTTGGCGTTAGTGGAATCCAGGATGCTTGGGTTAACTCCTGCTTGTGCAGTAGTACCCATACCAACGGTAGCGTTAGTGAAACCGTTAGTAACGTCGAAACCTTCATTCTGGGAAGAGAAAGCAGAATCTACTTCATTGTAGAAAGTCTCTGGACCAGTTTGATTGTTGTAACGTGAACGCATCGCAAAGATAAGTGCGGTTGGGCCATTCATAGGCTGAACACCACAAATGTCATAAGCCATCAGATTAGGCATTGCTCTCCTAATCAGGGAGATCATGACGGGATCGTATCCTGCGGTTGGGCCTGCATTGAAGCCTTGAGCACTACCACCGAAGCCAGCACCACCAGCACCACTATTGGTCCAGTTGGTAGGGGTTTCAGATAGGAACTCGCGTTCTGCTCTTAATTCTTGTTCTTGGTTTTCCAGAAGCATCGCAGTAACTTTTCTGCGATATGGGTCTTTGATACCACCATCAACGCCTTCATAGTTAAGGATTGGTGCCCATTTTTCTTCTAGATATCTTGTATCTATTTGAGCTTGCATTTGAAATTTGCCTCTTGTGTTAATAGTTTGATTTTAATGATTTATAAATCAATTAGTTGTAATATCCTAGTGTTCTTAAATATGATTCCATTCTAGGAGATACGGAATCATCAGAATTAGTCAAATCTGTACTTTCTGAAAGATTTTCAGATACTTCTGAATGAGTGTTAATTACTGTTGTAGGGAAATAAGATTCTCTTAAAGTAATCAGCTTCTCACGATAGTTTTCTTCACCATCAAACTCAACATTTCCTGCCAGAGCGGCAAACTTTTCCTTTTGGGAAAATGCTAGGCCCTCAGATATATCGGAAAAGATTACATCAGAAACACTTTCTGATAATCTTTTTGTTAGAGCAACGTTCTTTTCAACTTGCTCGTTGAGTTTTTCTTCCATTTCATCAAGTTTATCTACCATACTCTCGATAACATCGTATTTATCTTCAGGGATTGAAACATAATGATCTTCAAAAATTCCTCTTAGACTTGTTAGGAAAGATTCGGTAACTTCATTCTTAACGCCTGCTTCAACTTGCAGTGCATTTTCATGGAGCCATTCGTCGGAAACATACTCTAAGTATGCATCGACTCTTTCTTCTAACTGCTCTTTAATGAGTTCAATTTCTTCTACTAGAGCATTTTCATACTCTTCTTGAATTTGCTCTTTAATTAGTTCGACTCTGCTGTTAATTGCAGCTTCAAAAATAACTCTAGCTTTTTCTTGAAACTCTTCGGATAACTCCTCTCCCTGTAGAAGTGCATTTACATCTTCTTCTACATTTGGAGCTTCTTTATTTTTCTTAGAAGACTTTTTGTTATACTCGTCTTCGTCTTCGTTTTCGTCTTCTTCAGATTCTTCACCGTCC